GATAGAGGTTAGAATACGTTGGTCCATGAATGATGCTTTGCAGCACTAATCCTACCATCTTTGAGTAATCCATCACACACTTGGCAGAATACTTCAAACTTTTCCAATCGTGTTAGATTAGCATCAATTTTGTTTGAAGTTTCACCGACGACTTTGAGAACTTGTGTTTTGAGCATGATGTTAGTTAGTGGGGAAGTTTTTACAGACAGCATCACACAGAATGCGGGTTAAATCATCACGTTCTTCCTGATATTGTTCAAGATGATCATTGAAAAATCCATCAACAATTGAATCAATGTCCTCCATTAGTTGTTCTCTTTGTGATAACATTTCAAGTTGATTGTTCATTTCAAGAGTGTGAAGATAGGATTTGATTAGTGACATATTAACACGCCATTCCCATCGCAGAATTTAACAACTGAGGAAGCATAGATTCGTCGGTTACTTGATAACCATAACCCTCAACACGAGAATCAACCTCGCGGGAGAACTCTTTTTTGTTGATATAACGCTTAGACTGAGTTGCACCGCAGAAAGTAACAACTTTGAGCATCAGACGACTGTGAATCTCACCCGTTGCAAATTTGACGGGATAAAAGTCAACAACCATATTGCCATCTTTAGAAGTGAGTTGCATGTGAAGTGAAATCGAAGTGCTTATACTATAAGGACAGTTTAGGGGGGACAGTTCCTATCACCCACCAAACATGTCATCAAATAGTTGTTGTGAAGAAATCTTTAATTCTTCACGGTGTTCTTGTACCCAACGCTTATGATCTTCCATGCGTTTGATAGCAAGTTCACGAGGCAATCCTTCGTGCATGATAACATTGCCGTTTGGTAATTTGTGCATAAACATAATCATTCTCCGTGAAAGGCAAAGTGTGCATCAACAACGAAATCGACGACTTCATCAGTTGCAGAACAGTCGAACTGCTCACAGAACCAATCTAAACATAGTTCAGCAGGCAACATAGTATCGAACATGAAGTCTTGCAGGTCTTGCAGGTTTTGATCAGAAAAGAGGTTTTTAGTGTTATTCATACTACTACGACACTTTAGGGGGGACAGTTTTTATTTCCCTGGCAATGGGTTGACTCCTATTACTTTTGCCTTAGGATTACGCGCAGTTGCTGTTTCCCTTGCGTCACGATGTGAAGTGGCATAAACTTCCTCTGTGAAAACTCTGCCGCCCACATACAATTTAACTTCCCATTTCATGTCACCAAATCTCCTGATAGTAAGTTTGTTTAGTTGGTCAATAGTTCCAGGGAAAAGTTCATCGAACATAAAGATAACCTCCTGCCCAATCAGCACGGGCAAAGCATTGCTCACGGGACATAATCTCCAGAAGATTGTAACGCACAATCTTTGCAGGTGCTTTGAATGATGCAGGTTTGTAAACTTCGCCAGTCTTCTTATCAACAAAGGCATGGACACTACGAGATTGACCGTTAGTCTCCATAATCACTTTGTGATACTTTCTACCACTTTCGATGAAGAACTTGTAGGGATCAGAGTTAGGATGACTGGTCTTGAAATCTAGTTCAAGTGCATCACACAACATCAGCGTATATTTACGAATGTTAAGTTGAATCGTATTGCGTGCATCTTGTGTTTCAACATAGTCAGCGAAGGAAGTAGTCATTGAATCAGTGCTCATACTATAGGGACAGTTTAGGGGGGACAGTTACCAACTCTTAGGCATTGTGAAGTTGGCATGAGAGAAAACCTCTCTATTCACGAGTTTGAACATACCAAACTGATTGGTGCGAACATAACCCTCACCACCACATTGTCGGTTGCCAATGTATGCTTTGGGACCATTGTTACGGCAAAGATAAAGCATATCCTCCTTAATAGACTTGACAAGCGACCACAAACGCAATACATTCACGTCGATGTCATTAGCAAACGCAAGTGCATCTAAAGTCAGGTCATCAATATCGAGACCAGCACGAATGACACTATTAAGTTGTTGCTGAATCTGCTGTGATTGCTTAGGAGTAAGGAACTCACACATCAATGACATTTGTTTAGTAAATGCAACAATCTCTGTAAAGTCCTCATCAAACATGTATGCTTTAGGTTGAATAAACTTACAGCGAGGTGTATCTGCTAAGCGAAAGTCAATAGGACGTGCTACAGCGTCTCTCAGATCGCTCTCAGCGTAGTATATTGTATGAGGTGCTACGATGATGTCTTGCGTGATAGATTCACGGAAAACATACGTCAGCGTGTTAGGTGTGTAAGTATCATCGCCACCAAAACCAATAAAATCACATTGTATAATATGGGGTGTAGAAGGGAAGCAATCAAAACAATAATGCAGAATTTCAGCAACTGTCCCAGTGTGATTTTGCTCAATCTCTTCATGAGTTTCATTGATTTTGATCTTAACTTTATTGAACACTGATTTTGTTCCCACGAAGAACTTACCTGTCGCAGGATTCGTGCCCCATACAATCGCAGGAGCACCGTCAATTTTTGTAGAGAGTTGACTATCTTGGCAGGCAAACCAGTCAAGAACTGTGAGATCTCCTGTGAGAATCGCATCTTCGGGATGTTGTAGATGTGTGTTCTTCATACTACTGGGACACTTTAGGGGGGACAGTTTACTTCTTCTTGTGCTTGTTGATGTAATTGATTGCTGATTTACGATTGCGACAATACTTAATGATATTTCCCTGATGTATAATTGCTAGTTTTGTGGTACTGCCAGCAACAGGAACAGCAGCATACATCAATGGGTCGCTATACTTTCCCACAATAAATCCCTGCTCTGTGGGTTTGGGATCTAAAATGTTGCTCTTGTGATTGATAATTTTCATCCCCAGGTATCCATATATTCCTCAAAAGTATAATATTCATCAGTCGATGTTTCTTCCACCAACTCATCTAGGGTCATTTCAATCAAATCCTCACGATATTCTTCAGGAGTTTGATCTTCAGGATCATAATCATCATGGCAGAGATATTCCCACTCTGCCACAAGTGCGTCAATAAGTTGTGCTTTAGTATAATTCATCGACGCACCTCAGTGATAGCTGGTTGACCTTGATTGAACACGACATCAACAACTGCCTGAACTCTGCGTGATGTGCTGATGCCAACCTTATCATATACAGGAATACAAACTAGACCAAAGGTTTTGTTCTCTCCACCAGTGCGAATCACACGACCGATAGACTGACTGATGCCAATAAAGTCCATGTTCCGCATGAAGAATACTGCCTCAAGTCCCTTGACATTCATACCCTCAGACAGAATACTGTGGTGCATGACAATAAACTTTTTGTCAGGATCTTGTCCCCATTTGTTGAGAGTCTCGAAGAAACATTCACGGTTGACTTTCACACCATCAATGATTGCGCCATGCTTAGCAGTAATGTGCATCCATGAATATCCACGAGATTCTACCTCTGCACAGAAATTAGATTGTGCAACCAAGCGCATGATTTGTTTGGTAGATCTAGCAGCAATGAGAATTTTGTCTAGTGGTTGTTCATCAATGGTGTGCAGCAAGTTCTCACAATCAGTCAACTTAGCATCACCAGTAGGTAGATTCTTGACCACAACTTTAGGTGGGAGAATATAACCTTGCTCAACAAGTTTAGGAGCAGGGACATTACAAATCACCTGACCATATACTTCAGGATCATTCATTCCTGGTTTGAATACTGTAAGACTATGCTTAGGAGTAGCAGTAAAAAAGTAACAGCGATCAGCATCAGTAGAGAAGAACTCGGTGGCAGAAAAGAAGTTACGCTGCACACTATTATGTGCTTCGTCAAAGTATATTGTATTCACCTCAATGTCTGCTTCCATAACACGATGAAGCGAATGATATGTGGTGAAGATGATAACATTCTCACCAGCAGTTCGCGCAGTGTTGGCAAACATGTGGATGCTATCAGATTTAGTGGTGCTAAAATGTTGCGTCTCACCACTATGAACGTGCATGATATGAGTATGAGTTGTATCAATCAACTCAAGAAACTCAGAGCACAGTTGTTCTGCCAGGAGAATACGGGGAGCAACAACAACAAATGTTTTGCCGTATTGAATACCCATCTCCATCATGGTCTTAGTGTCATCAATCATACAGATGGTTTTGCCACCACCAGTAGGTACAATGATCTGACCCCGGTCATTATCCCACATAGCATTAACTGCCTGTTGTTGATGGGGACGAAGTTGGATCATCAAAGGTTGGTCACTCACTACTACATCATTTTAGGGGGGACAGTTCTATTTGTCCAGCACTACTTCTTTAAGTTTACATTGTAGTTGCTGGCAGGTTTCTCTCTCTTCTTCTGAATATCTTTCACCAATCTCTCACCTGCACGGCGAATTTGCTTCTTCTCATCCTTAGTGTAGGCACCCTTGGTTGTTCTTACATTGGCATCGCCTTTGTAATTGGGATTTGTTTTCTTTTCGGGTGCTTTCTTCGTCAGTAGTTGTGAAGCAGTCTGTGTTTTTGCTCCTGCTTCTCTTGCTTTTCTCTCTTTATATGCTTTGCGTTGTGCTTCCTTAGCAGATAATGCAGCAGAACCTCTCTCTTTTGTGGGTTGTTGTTCTTTAGCAGAGCGTGGACGTTGTGTGCCAATGTCCTTTCTAGATTTATAATCAGAGGGAGCAGTCTTGCCCCCTCCGATTGGTTTCATGCGGCGCATTTCGGGTTTAGTTTTCTTACGTTCAGCACCAACCCTCCCACCTTCACCTTGACGGCGAATCTGAGAGGATCCCATGACATCTTTGTCATAGACTTCAGTAATAAACTCCCGAAAGGTTTTCATCTCTTACTTACACTTTTCAGTTATTTATTCCTCCTCTTGTTCTACTTCTACTTTCTTGGTCACTTTAGGACCTTTCTGAACAAGAT